CTGTTAACGACTCTGTTAGCGGCTCAGTAGCCGTAAGCACTGCAGGTACTGACGAGCTTCTAACCTCAATGAAGTTAATAAAAAGCTCTTTTGCTAGTATTACAACTTCATCAGCAGGAGATCACTCAATCCCTGTTGCAAACTTAGCTCCAGGTGCAACTGCTGTTTCAACAGCTGCAGTTACTCCAATGGTAATCATCAACAGAATGTCTAGGCTGTTAAATCAACAACAAGTTGATACACAGGATAGATGGTTGGTTGTTGACCCAATCTTCATGGAGTTACTAGGGGACGAAAACTCTAAGTTGGTAAACTCTGACTTCAACGCAGCCGAACTAAAAAATGGACTTGCCCTAACTAGCATTGCAGGATTTAGACTATACGTGTCTAGTAACCTACCTGCTGTTGGAACAGGCGCAGGAACATCAGGCACTGCAAACCAAAACGCCAACTTTGGTGTTATTGTTGCAGGTCATGGTTCTGCTGTTGCAACTGCTGAACAACTCAGCAAAACTGAAACATACCGTGACCCTGACAGCTTTGCTGACATCGTGCGTGGTATGCATCTATATGGTAGAAAGATCCTCCGACCAGAGGCTATCGTAACTGCCAAATATAACACAGCGTAAGGGGGGATTATACAATGGCTACAGTTTCTTCATTAGTAGTAAATGCTAGAGGTGTTGGAAATCCAGGTAGATCTCCATACATGGTGCAAACCACTTTAGACTTTTCACACGCTGATATTGACGCTCTTTCTGCAGGTGACATCGTGCAAGCGATAACTATACCTGCTGACACTTGTGTACTATACGCAGGTGCTGAGATGATCGAAAGTGTTCAATCAGGTGCTGATGGCAACACTGTTAACTTAGGTATAACAGATGTTGACCAGTATGTAGCAGCCGTAGATATCGATGATGACGCATCTAACTTGTCATCAGGTCTTGGCTATCTTACACCTTCAGCAGAAGCAGGAGTTCCTTTCTTTTTAGGTTCTGCTGACACACTTGATCTTGAGCTACAGGCTACATCTACTGCCCCAAATGCAGGTAAGATTCGTATTTTTGCTGTGCTTATGGATATTTCTCCAATAGGCGATGAAACAGTAAATGCGTTTGCTGCAGACGGTGCTGTTGACGTAGATAGAGATCTATTAGCGTAACATCATAAATTGGTGAGGGGCAGGGCAACCTGCCTCTTACTTTATTAAGGCAAGGTGAATGGCAACTTTTTTATCATTAACAAATAGTGTATTAGCAAGATTAAACGAAGTGCAACTCACCTCTTCTAACTTCTCTAATGCGAGAGGTATACAGGTTCAAGCACAAAACGCTGTAAATGAATCTATACGATATATAAATCAAAGGGAGTTTCAGTATCCCTTTAATCACACCACAAAATCACAAACACTTTCACCAGGAATAGTTAGATACAGCATACCCACCGATGCAAAGCATGTAGACTACAACACAGCTAGAATAGTAAAGAATAGCACACTAGGATCATCAGGTGCAAACCTAAGTATACTACAATACAATGATTACATAAATAGAGAGAACGTAACACAAGAAGACGAGATAGTTACAACAACACTGGCAGAAGCATTAGACGCTAGTGAAACAGAGATAGACATTACAAGTTCCACAGGCTTTGATTCTGCAGGAACTATTTTTATAGAAAACGAAGAGATAACATACACAGGTATTAGCACCAATACGTTAACAGGATGTACACGAGGTGCTAATGGGACAACGGCAGCAACACACGACAACGGCACATCGGTTGCACAATTTGACAATGGTTCTGTGCCTAGATTTATAGTTAGGACATTAGATAATAACTTTCTATTGTTTCCGTTTCCTAACAGAGCTTACACACTAAAGTTTGACTATTTTGCTTTTCCTACAGATCTTTCTGCACAGGACAGTACAACAACCATACCTGCACGATTTGATCCTGTAATTATAGATGGAGCTACAGCTTTTGTTTATCAGTACAGAGGGGAAACAACGCAGTATCAATTAAACTTCAGTCGGTTTGAGCAAGGCATAAAGAATATGCAAAGTTTATTAGTAAATAAATATGAGTATGTAAGATCCACAATGATACAACAACCTACAGGTTACTTTAGCTCAGGAGCGTTAAACTAATGCCTGATCTTTCGCAGACAAGTCCTGCTGCGTTTAACTGCCAAGGTGGACTAGTTTTAAACAGATCTACCTTCTTAATGCAACCAGGAGAAGCACTAGAGTTACAAAACTTTGAGCCTGACATTGAAGGTGGTTACAGAAGGATAAACGGCTTTAGCAAATACGTAAGTGCTGTCGTACCACAAACAAGTGCCTCTACTGAAAAAGTTTTAATGGTAGCAACATTTGGTGACTTTGTAGTTGCAGCTAGAGGGGAAAAGATATTTACTGCGACAGCAGGTGGCTCTAGTTGGACAGAACGAGACAGTGGTAGAACAAGTGCAGGAACATACGCTTTTGAAAGATTCAACTTTGACGGAAACAACAAGTTAATAGTTGTTGATGGAGCAAATGCCCCTACTGTGTTTAACACAGCGATGTCGGCAACAGACGTAAGTAACAGTGATGTAGCAGGGTCTAAGTTTGTGGCAGCGTTTAAAAGCCACATGTTTTATGCAGGTAAGTCTTCTACGCCACAGACGCTAGTATTTAGTGTGCCTTTTGATGAAGATGATTTTACAGGTGGTCAAGGTGCAGGAAGTATAAAAGTAGATGACACCATTACAGGTCTAAAAGTTTTCCGTGATAATTTATTTATCTTTTGCGAAAACAGAATATTTAAATTGAGTGGTAGTACATCAAGTGACTTTGCTGTGTCAGCAGTTACAAGAGACATTGGGTGCATAAACGGTAACACGATACAGGAATTTGCAGGTGACTTGATATTCTTAGGACCTGATGGTCTGAGAACAGTTGCAGGTACAGCAAGAATTGGTGACGTTGAGATTGGTACTATTAGTGCAAATGTGCAATCTATATTTGATACCAATCTATCAAGTGCCTCTGAGTTTCAGAGTGTTGTTATACCTGATAGAACACAGTATAGAATATTCTTTACTAAAGATGGCACAGGACAAAACTCTACAAAAGGTGTAGCTTGTGTACTAAAAGGACAAGCGTTTGAGTTTTCAGAACTACGAGGGATTAAACCTGCATCAACAGACAGCTTTGTAAAAGCAGGAGATGTTATAGTTTTACATGGTGACTACTCTAACGGTTATGTCTACAGGCAAGAGTCAGGTAACACTTTTGATGGGACAGCGATACTAGCAAAGTATAGAAGTCCTGACATGACATTCGGTGATGCAGGTATACGAAAGCACATGCAACGTGTCATTGTAAACTATGCACCTGAGTCAACCATAGATGCTGATTTGTTTGTTAGATATGACTATGAATCAAAAGACTCAGCACGACCTGCAGCCTACGAGTTAGACTCACAAGACATAGCTGCGATATATGGAACAACAACATACGGCACATCATCCTCTGTTTTAGGCACTTATGGAGGAGCATCACAGCCACTCTTTAGACAATCCGTAGAAGGTTCAGGGTTTGCTGTAGCACTAAGAGTAAATGACGGTGGAGAAACAGCACCGTACTCACTAAAAGGTTTTCAACTCGAATACCAAACAGGAGCAAGAAGATAAATGGGAGCAACATACACAAGACAGTCCTCATACTCTGACGGTGATGTTATCACGGCTGCCCACACTAATGATGAATTTAATCAGTTATTAGCAGCCTTTGCCGCATCAACAGGACACACACATGACGGTACTACAGCCGAAGGTGGTCCTATAACTAAGATGCTTGGAACATCTCTTACACTAGGAGATGGTACTGCAGGTACAGACATCACAGTAACCTTTGATGGCGAAACATCTGACGGTGTACTTAAGTGGATGGAAGACGAGGACTACTTTGAGTTTTCCGATGATATACTTATAGCATCTACAGAGAAGCTACAGTTCCGTGACACAGCCATATACATCAACTCTAGTGCAGACGGACA